CAGCGCCTGCCCGCCGAGCCACGCCGGCGCATCCACGAACCGCGCGCCGGCCTGCTCGGCCGCCGCGGCATCGCTTGCCATATCGCCGACGTAGACCATCGTATCGCTGCGGTAGTCCAGGCCCACCCCGCGCGCGGCGATGAGCATCCCTGGCTGAGGCTTGCGATAGTAGGGATTGATGAAGGTCTGGCAGCGCACGTGTGGCAGCGCCGCTTTGAGGAGCGGATCCAGCGCCGCCGCGGCGGCGGCCTCCGCGCGCCACCAGTTCGCACCCTCCCGGCCCGCGCAGCAGCACACGAGCAGCTGATCAGGCCACCAGCGGAGCAGGCGAAAGCCCTCGACCAGGCGCGTGACCACATCCTCGACGGTCGGGTACTTTGTCTGGCCCAGCACGGCGCGGAAGGCCGGCCCGCCCTGGTTGGTGGCCACGAAGGAGGGCGCTTTGGGCGGCAGCGTGGCCAGTTGCTCGCGTGCGTTTGGGAGCGGGGTGGATGTCCAGTTGGTGACCAGCGTATCATCGAAGTCGAAGCCGTAGATCATGGCGCGTTCCTGTGCGTGGGCGCGATGGGTTTTCTGCGTCTCTGCGCAGTATAGCACATGCGATCTGACAGGTGGTAAAAGCGCGACGCGGGCGAGATCGATCCCGCCGGCGAACGCAAAACCGCCGCGATCCATTGGCGCGGATCGCGGCGGTCCCGACTGCGTGCGTGCGTGCGGTGCGGCTAGTGTAGCACGATCGTGCTATTCCTCACCTCTCGGCAGAGTGGCGCTCCCTTCGCTTCTGCGCCTTGAGCGCCCGCGCGCGCGCTGCCACCGATAAATCGAGCAAGACCATACCAACGAACGTCCAAAGCACCTCAGCCCGCATACTGCGCGGTAGTCGCCGTAGCTGTTCCCGCATCTGTTTCCATCGCGCATTTCGCACAGTGAACCCCCTTGTCGTGATAGTACGGGTGCGCCCTGCGCTGGAGGCCGTGCGCCGCGCAATACTGGAATGGCCCATCCGCGGAGGGATTGAGCAGTTCGCGCATGTCGGCGCGTACTTTTGGCCCAATCCGCATGTCGCCAACCCACTCCTCAAGTAATTCATGGAACAAATCAAGCTCGGCTGACATCTTGCGGAGGAGTGCGGCGCGGGCTTCGCAAACATCGTTATTCATTCCTCCCCCCTCGGCAGCGTGGCGTACATCTGCGCGACCACGCCGGCGGGATCGACAAACGCCTTTTTCTGCTCATCGTAGGCCGCCCATGTCTGGGGAAAGTTGTAGAGGTAGCGCCCGAGGCCGAACGCCACGCACGCGCGCTTGAACGCCTGCGACTCGGCGCTGGTGGCCGCGTTCTCATCGCCCGCGTCGCGCGGGTAGTCGCCACACGCGCTCTTGGTCACGCCGAAGATGGTCAGGGCGCAGACCGCGCCGCGCTCGGAGAGCGTGATGGTGTGCGACCAATGCTCGGGGCCGCAGATCTTATCCAGCCGGGCGAAGTACACGCGCATATCGGCGTAGGGGCTGGCCAGCGCACGGGTCTTGTCGCGCGTGGTGGCGGTGGGCTTCAGCTCGACATCCTTCTGCGCAAACGGCTTCAGCAGCCAGGGCGCGGCCTCAGCCAGGCTGGTTGGGCGCGCGGGCCTGGCTGGCGCGAGCGGCGGATCGGGCAGTGTGGCCAGCGGCGCGCGGCTGGCCTCGGCGCGCTTGCGCTCGCGATCGTTCAGGATCTTCTCTGCGGCCGGGGTCAGCACCTCGCGGCCGGCTTGGGTGGTGGTGGTTACTGGCATGGTCGTTGTCCTCTCGTGCTTCAGGTGATTGTACTGCAAAATCGGTCACTCGTTGGGATTCGGGTAGGTCGGGATCGGCGCGACCGGGCCGTTGCCGATCGGCGCGGTCTCGGTTGGCGGGGTATCGTCGCGGTGCATCGGTGGCTCGCTTTCCGTATTGTGCAAAGATGGGTGTGGCGGTAGGACGATGCGACCGCCGGCGCTGCCGTCATTCGTGATTGCTGAGTCCGGTGGTGGTAGCAGGGCGGCGATCCGTAGATCGGTGCTCGTCTATCGGCAGGTCGCATGCCCTGGCGCGATCGTTCCTGCCAGACCTTGCAGGGGGCGCTACGCCGCGCTGCGCATCAGCTGCGCGCGGGTCTCGCTGATCTTCCGTGATAAACGCTGTTCCGCTTCGTCTTCTGCGAGGGCCTCCAGCTCGGCCGCGCGCTCCAAGATATTGACCAGCATATGGTGCCAGCAGAGCGCGCCCTTCACCCCGGCCTCGCAGCTGCACACCACGATCCCGCCCTGCTTGGTCAGCCGATGCACGAGCGCGCCCGGCCGGCTGGCGCTCGCGAGCAAATAGGCCGGGCCGCTGATCGTCGGGCGCACGCCCTGCACAAAGTAGCTCTCGGCCTTGTTCAGCGCGTTCAGCTGCCGCCGCCAGAAGGCCGCTTCCTCCTTGTCCTGGGGCTGCTGCTGCTGGGCTGCCGTCAGGAGGCCACGCACGTCGGCGAGCAGCTCCGCAAAGGCGGCGCTGACGAAGGTATCCAGGGGGAGGGTGGTGAGGGTGTTCATCTACTTGGCTCCTGTCATCAGCTCGTGTACCACCGCCCACCACACCTTGGCTTCGCTGTAGCGGCAGTCGTTGAAGAAGTACTGCCAGTTGGCCAGCGCTACGTCCATCGTGATCCGCGTGTGCGCCGGTGCGCAGCGGCGGATGTCGTTGGCGATTTCGGCTTTGATGGTGTTGGCGAGTGTGGCGGTGGTCATTGCGGTGTGTCTCGTTGTGTTGCGTTTAATCTCGTTGAATGTAGTATAACATAGTTCAAACGAATGTCAAGCAGATCATCGTAAAAAGACGATGATCTGCTTGACAGCTAGACTAAACTAGATTACACTCAATTCAACGCAAGAGCGAAGGGAGGCCCGCCAATGGACGAGGAATATTTCACGGTCGCAGAGGTCGCGGAGAAGCTGAAGGTCACACCTCAGGCAGTGTACAAATGGATCAAACAGAAGCGGATCGGGGTGGTCTACGCTGGCGCGGATACCCGCATCACCAGCGCGGCGATCGAGGCGTTCATTAAGTCAAGCACCGAGTCGCGCTTGAAGAATGATTCAGCTAAAATGGAGACACAAATAGACCGCCTGGCCATGCAGCCGACATTTTAACAACTGCATGACCAGGCGGTCTATTTTGCTGGTTTCGCGACCGCCTTGCCAGATGAGCGCGAAACCGACCGGCCATCCCTCGCATCGCATGAGCGACCCGAAGTTAGGCCATCTATGAAATCTGAGGTATCAGCGACAAACAGCGGCTTGCAGCCGCTTATCCAGCCGTTTCACGTAGGCGGTAATCTCGCGGGTGTCGACGCCACTCATCGACACATCGACAACCGCCTGGCAGCGCACGAAGGTCACGCCACGAATCGGGAGCAAGTCGGTTCCAAGAAAGAGCTTCGCCTGTTCGCCGACACCAGACAGCGACTCACTATACTTACTGGCTTTCGTCGCCAGCGCCGTCGCCTGGTCAAGGTCGGATTGTTGATCATAGAGCAAGACGACGACCCCGCCGGCCGTCTTGTTATTGCGCTGGAAGCGCTGATCAATCGCCTTCGTCGCCTGTGGGTAGTCTTTCAGTGCGGGCGGTGCGGCATCTTTGATTTGCGCTCCGCTAAAGCCAGACGGGAGATCGCCGGACTGGACAAGCAACGGTTCAAGATCAATATCTTTCAGCGCTACAGCGGCCGGCGCCACAACAGCCGTAGCAGGTGGCGCAGACGCCGGCACGACTTGCTGTTCGCCGCCGCAGCTGATGAGCAGCGTGGCCATGCAGACCAGGATAATCCAGGTTTTCATTGTTCCCCTCCGTGGTGTGATGAATGTTTGATGGAAGGAGTAAGGAGCCCAAAAAAGCCAGCGAACCGACCGGCCATCCCATCCTCTTCGCAGCACGCTCAGAGAGTAGTTAGGCCATCTATGAAAGTGAGGTTAATGCGCTGTATCTGCGTCGCGCGGCAGGGCTACGTCTTTCTGTGATTGCTGAACATGCGGCAATGGCGGCGCATCGGACTGCAACACCTGCGGCGTATTCAAGATGTGGACGAGCGGGATGTTTGCATAGTAAATTGCCCGATCGACGCTGATATACCCCGTGAGACCAATAACCTGCACTTCGCTGACATACCGACCCGCCTGAACGATGATGTCGAACTGGTCATAGTTATGGCCGCTGTCCGTGAAGGTGCGGCGGAACCCGACGATTGGACAGCACGGCGCACTGATGTTAAACGGGCGATAGTCAGGGCGATCGTTGAGTATCTTCGCGATGGTGTACTGAAAGCCTTGTGATGCGCCCTCAATGGTGAGGTAGCGAAAGACCTGGTTGCTAACAACAATGGCATCGCTGTATCGATAGTCAAGTGACGTGTAGTCCGCAATCCAGCTTGTTTCACGTCCCTGTTGCTGGAATGCTAATGCTGCGGCATTTGGGTCTGCGTAGTTCTTCGCAGCGTCGGCATTCGTCAGTTCTTTGAAGGTTTCTTGCGTATACCCTGATTTCATCTCCGCGAGCTGGATAACGAGCGTGCTGATCGGCGGCGGCACTGGCGTTGGCGGCGGGATGCGTACAACGGGAAGATAGACACAGCGATCGGTCGTGCAATCCGGTGCGGCCAGCGCGACGCCGACAACCGCGCAGAGTAGCGCGGTGCCAATACCCAGGACGATCCAACGGCGCATCGTTATCTTTCACGAACCGAACTAATCCGACGAATGGCGCTGAAGACCAGCGACCTAGCGTGCACGTTGACAACCGAATATAAACTTATTGTAATAGCTAATCTGTGCGACACATCGTCGCACTGTCCGATTCCCTGACAGGACTCGCCCGCATGTTCTGTCAGGAACATCCCGCCGGCGGCGGTCGATCTACGATGGCCTGTCGCACGACCCTGCGGGTGCGAATCCGGCCGTGTCGGCCAAACGTCCGCATGGGCCATGGGAGCGGATGCAGCGCGAGCGAGAATCGGCATTCGCCCCCGCGAGTCCGGCCAACAGAGGATAAAAATGGAGCGAGAGACGGGATACCGACTCGATCGCTCCATCTGCTCCAAAATCGCTGTAAAGACTTACATGAGCCTGCTCGGCAGCAGGTCGATCGCCTTTTGCTTATCGCGTATATCCACAGATAAGTAAATCTGCGTTGTCGCCAGCGAGTTGTGACCAAGCAGCTGCTGAATCGTCCGCAAGTCCGCGCCCGCGCGCAGCAGCAGCGTGGCGAAGGTGTGGCGCAGATCGTGCGCCGAAATGTGTAGTCCCGCCTCACGCACCCAGCCGCCCGCTTCAAACATTTTCGCTAAGGTCTTGCCGCTAATCTTGTGGCCGCGCCGCCCGCCGGCGACGTAGCCCACGCGCTCATCGAGCGGCACCATGGCGAGCGCAGCGACCACCCGATCGTGGAGTCCGACCGCGCGACTCTTCCGCCCCTTGCCGTACCGAATAAGCAGCAGTCGCGCCTCCAGATCGACATCGTCCCATGCGACGTTGACGGTTTCTGACAGGCGCGTCCCGGCGTAGAGCATCAGCAAGATGCCGCGTCGCTCACGTGCGCGCACCCAGCGCGTTTCTTTGTTCAGAATGGGCAGCGGCCTGCTCAGCAGCTTTTCCAGCGTGCGCTGCTCATCAGAGGACAGCACGCGCGGCAGGCTCTGCCCACGTTTGGGCCACACGAAATCCAGCGTCGGATCGTCGGCGCGTAGGCCGGCGCGGATCGCCCAGCGGCAGTAGCTTCTGATGGCTGACAAATCCTTGCCGATCGTCGCAGCGTCCAGATGGCGCCGATGGATCTGGTAGCCCAGCAGCCGATCGGCCTGGATTTGTCCGATCGTTGCATCTTCCCCCAACCAGCCGATGAAGGTCTTCATCGATCGCACGTAGGTATCCACCGTGCGACTACTCAGCTTGCGCGCAGCCAATCCAATCGCAAAGCTTGCAAGCGTGCCCGCGATGACTGGCGACACGGCCAGCCGTGTTTCGATCCCTGGCTTTGTCTCTACAGCGCCCACAACAATCCTCCCACCTGCCACGACAGCATCTCTGTCATGGCAATAACGTTCAACGACGGGCGATTGGGATGCACTTTTCTTGGTACAGCCCAGCCGCGCGGGGTGGAGCGCCCTGCGAGAAAGTGAGGATCCATGAAGTGGTGATCTGACAATCGAAAACGGGCGTGGAGGCTGTACGCACTCCACGCCCAAACCCCAAATGAAAGGAGTGGACGTGGCACATTCTACCACGCTTGAGGAAGTGTTTCTCGATCGCGTATCGCGCGGCGGGAGTGATATCTTCTTTGAAGTCTACTGCGCGGCCTACGCCTCCGGCGCCGGGCTGCCCGATCCGACGCCGCACAGCGAATCGATGCGCCAGCTGCTCTGGTTGCTCGCCGACCGCCACCGCACCGAGGTGCTGCTGCCGCGCGGCTACGACCCGACGCCTATTGAGGGCCGCAATCCGCCCGGCTGGTTGCTGGGCCTGATGCGCCAGCGCGATACTACCCCGCCGCCATGCTGTCCTGATTCCGTCGAAGGGCCCGTGGAAGGCTGGCCAGTATGAGTACGGGACACAAGTGGTATGTCGAACGCGCCGCCGCCGACCTGGCCGCGCTGCTCAGGGCCTCTCGCATCTATCTGGCTGCGACCCGCCCGCGCGTGTGCGGTGATTGCGGGCATATCTTCACTATTGCCAGCATGGCGAGCGGCCGTCGCTGCGCGCGGTGTGGGCTGAAGGAGCATACCGATGATCGCGTATGAAGTCCCGCCCGACGACGGGCCGGGCGACGACTGCCCTGACCACGGCCCGTATGGGGATGATGAGTGTCCGAAGTGCTGAGCTGACCACGCCGTCAGCTTTGGGCCGTGTTTCGCCCGCCCGCTGCCGGCCCCGACCGCCGGCGCATAGATCTGTTCCACCGAGCGAGAAAGTCACGCCTATGGCTCCATCACATCAATCAAGCGTCACCGTCGATCGGCTCTTTGCGCCGGCGCCGCACGGCCTGATCAACGACCCGCAGATCAGCTATCCGGCGTTCCGGCTCTGGTGTGTGTTGCACCGGCTGAGTTGGATTAAAGAGCCGCCCGAAATGGATCGGCTGTGCGCAGAGATGCGCCAGCAGGATCGCACGCCCGATCGGCGCAGCGTCTACCGCTGGTTGAGCGAGCTGGAGTCGCGCGGCTGGCTACGCTGGCAGCGCACGCCGGGCAAGGCAAGTGTAAACCGTTTTCTTGTGTTGAGTGAACGGGCGCCTGTGACACAAGAGTCACAGGATGCAGAACCTGTGATCGTAGGATCACAACCTGTGACACCAGAGTCACAACCTGTGACACTACGATCACAGGAGGGGGCGATTCATCCGCGCGCAGAGCCGCCAGAAAAAGCGACTCAGAATCATGAGAATCATGAGATCGATGGTGATGATGGGCGCACCTTGGCGTTTCTCGAATCGGAGGGCATCGGCGCAGCGCAAGAGTTTGCACACCTCCCCTACGAACCGCTCCGACGTGACTATCAAAACCGTCGCGACGATGGGCAAGAAAAGGCCATCATCGTCAAAGCCTGGCGACGCAAGCCCCCCACGAAGGACTATCACTATGAACGATCCCGACCCGCCCAATCAAACGGGCATGCGCCCGATCGGCGCCCTCCTTCCGAGCGCATTAAAGAGCGTCCGGAACTTCCAGAGGGACTCAAGCTCAGCACATGGAAACCCGATCGCAGCGAGTGACGCCCGCGTTTGCCCCTGCTGCGGGGAAACGCAGCACGCCGTGCCAATCCGCCACTACGACGGCGTGAGCACGTTCTACATCTGGAATGTCTGCCAGGCGCAGCAGCGATCGTGGGACGCCAGCGCGCAGCACCTGGCCAGCCGCCGGCGCAATCTGGAGCAACGCCAAATGCAAGCCGATACGACGATGGGTGATCCGGGCATGGCCCAGATCGCGCGCTTTCCGCTCGATAGCTTCGACCCCGATCGGCTGAAGGTCGTCTTTGGTCACGAGAACCCCAAAGACGCCGTCCTGGACTGGCTTGACGCCATCCGTGATCAGCCGCACGGCGACTACCACAGCGGCCCCCCAGTGGCCTTGCATCTCTACTTTGCCGGCAAGGGCACGGGCAAAACGCACCTCGCCGCCGGCGCAGCCCTCCGTGCGCGCGCATGGGGCAAACTGACCGTGTTCCTGGAGGAAGTGAGCTACCTGGAGCGCGCGTGGGCGGCGGATTTCGCGGACAAAGAGCAGCTCAGTATGCTGCCGGGCGAGTCGGCGTGGCTGACCGTGATCGACGACATCGGCCAGAACCCGCCTGGCCGCGACCCGCGCGGGCTGCAAAAGGCCTGGTACAACATCATCAATCGCCGGTGGTTGAAACAGGGATGGACGATCATCACCAGCAACAAAACCGTAGAGCAGCTGCTGGATCAGGGCACGTTGTCAGAAGCCGCCTACAGCCGCCTGTACCAGATGACGCGCGGCGAGGTGGTGCTGATGGAGGCGGATGACCAGCGACTGCGAGGCGCGCGATGAGCAGCACTGAATTAGCCTTTGGCAAGCGAGTCATCTGGCGGAATTTACGCGCCGAGATCGTGGACATCCGCTGGGCCGCCACGCCGCTGGTGCAAATCCGCGTGGTGGGCGGCCATACGCACTGGACGACGCCCGATCGCCTGGAGGTGGCCGATGTATCTCGCGAGCGCTGATGTCCAGTCCGAAGATGAGCGCACGACCTGGCGCCGCCGGCTCCAGCAGCAGCGCTGCCTGGTCTGCGGCGCGCGCGATCTGGTCAACCACCAGACGAGCTACTTTTGTGCGGCGCACATTGCCGACTGGCGCTACTGCGGCCTGTGCGAGACGCTCCGCCCGGCAGCGGAGCACGGCGCCGACGCGCGCTGCCGGAGCTGCGCAAACGATCGCGCGCTTGCCGCTTACCACGCCAATCCCGACGCGACGATCTATCGCATTCGCCTGCGCCAGATCGCTAGACGCCAGCACACGCGCGGCGAACAAATCTTCATCCATCTGCGGCGGCGGATCGCGCTGGCCGAGCTGGTGCGACAGACGCCCGGCTGGTCATGGCCAAGAAGGGCGGCGGTGTTTGGCGGCTATCCGCAGCAACTCGCCTACGCCTGGCGGCAGCAGCAGAGCGCGCAGCTGCGCGACGTGGACGCCGCCGACAAGGCGCGGGACGCGCACTGGAGCGAACGATGAGCCTGACAAGCCTCTTTCACGAAGCCAAGCTCCAGGCCGCGCGCACCGGGACGGATCGCCCGCTGAATCTCAGTGGCGGCGCGCGGCTCGTGGTACGGGTCAAGGATGGCGTTGTGACCCTGACGATCGCGCGGCAAAGGAAGCGCGTCGGGGATCGCGAGCTGATCACCTTCAAAGAGCAGTGCGGCATCCCCGCGAACGCGATCCGCTTTCCGCTGGAGGAACAAGGCCAGCGCATGGTGGATGGCGTTCAATGGTTTTATGTGGCCTACCGATGGACGGAAGGAGTCGACCAATGACCATCACCCGCTCGCACCTCATCCGCCAGGGGGCCGGCGTTACCCGCGTGCTGCGCCTGGCCTGCGCCGATGGCCGCGCCTGGCCGCTGGCCTACGAGGTGCATCCCGACGAGGACATGTGTCGCGTGTGCGGCTGCACCAACATCTTTGGCTGCGCGGATGGGTGCGCGTGGGCGAACGCGAGCCATACAATTTGTACCAGGTGCCTGGAGAAGGAGCTGTTGCCGTGAGCAAAGGCCGAACCGTTCCGATCTACCGCCCCGGCGTGAACCGCGCCGGCGAGGTCGCGATCCCCGCGTGCGATCTTCCGCTGCCCGACGGGAGAACGCTGATCTATCGCGGGCGCTCCGGCCCGCGCAGCGTCGGCGGCGGCGCGACGCTCACGCTCTCGGGCTGGATGAGCGCCGACGGGCTGGCGGTCGCGGCGTCGATCGATCGGCTGCCACACCTGACGATTAAAAGCAAGCTGGGCTTCTTGCATCTCAGTATCAGCCGCGCCGATCGCCTGCCCGATTGGGAGGAGATGGTGCAGGTTGCGGAGACGATCGCCGGCCCCGATCTGGACATGGCGATGATCAAGCCGCGCCGATCGGACTATGTGAATAAGCACGAATATTGCCTGCACTGGTGGGAGATGCCGGTTGAATGGGGGTTGCAATGAACAAAGGCAGACGAGTCCCCGATCCGCCGATCGACCACGCCGCCGCGCTCCGCGATCGGCTGGGCAAGGCGGCGTATACACAATGGCAGCGCGAGACGGGTGAGCTGCCGAGTTGGGAGCAACTAAACCGTGGCGAGCGCGTTTCTTGGCAGACGATCGGCCAGGCCGTGATGGATGTCATCGTGGACAAGGGCGATCGACGCGGTGAGTTTAGCGTATCGTCCATCTACGGCTACGCCACGCAGAAGCCGTATGTGAATATCGAAGTCAGCATGTCGCCGATGCAATGCAGCCCGGCCAAAGCGCGCGAAATGGCGCTGATGCTGCTGGAGAGCGCGGATGCGAGCGAATCAGACAGCGTGTTGATCGGCTATGCCAAAGATGTCCTGGACTTGGACGATCAACGCGCGGCGCAGCTGCTGAATCAGTTTCGCCAGTACCGCGAGAAGCAACTTGGCACGGAGGCGAAAAGCGCGTGAGCGACGATATCGATCTGGGCAGTTGCTGCGCCTGCCGGAAAGCCGGCCCCACCGTCCGCAACATCATGACGCTGCCGTTCCGATCGCCGACGCCAGGGTTTGGCTGGGGATGCGTGGTCTGTCATCTCCCAAGCGATGGCGCAGTGGCGGTGCTGTGCGATGCCTGTTTGGAGTCGGGTGCGCCGATCGTAGACGTGTGCCACGGCTACCCGAAAGAGAACATGCGGATGGCGCGCGAGTCGCTGACGGCGGCGTTCGACCACGATTTGGCGCGGCATGAGGATGAGCTATGAGAACGATCACCTGGTTCAACAACAGCCCTGATTGCGGCGATCCAACCTGTCTCTGCTCGTGGTGCGAGGAACAGATCACGGAAGACGATGCGCCGGCGATTCGGCTCTTCGACAGGGACACGAACCGCGAGGCGCGGTTTCACCGCCGCTGTATCAACCCGGCGCTCTATGGATCGGGACTGCTGCCGGGAACCCACGGGATCGACGATGAGGTTGCGCTGTGACCGCCGATATTCGTCTCGCCTACGCCACGCCGCTGGGCCTGGCTGAGTATATCGGCGGATCCGGCCTCAATGGCGGATTTCCGCGCTACACGCTGCCGAACGGGAGAAAGCTCTGGCATGAAGAGGTCGTCGCGCTCAGCCGCCGGCGCAATCGGAGAGGCCGGCGCGTGCCGGCGCGAGAGGAGGAATCAGGTGAGCGAAGACGTGATGAGCGCCGACAGCCTGCTGCGCGAAAACGCCGAACTGCGCGCGGATCGGGCGCTCCTGCGCGCCTATCTCAGCGAGGCGCGATCGGAGTTGAACGATGCGCGAGCCCAAAGTGCTGCGCTCGTCGAGGCCTGCGAGGCGCTGGCGCAGTTTATCGAGAGCTATACGCCCGACTCGCTCTTGGCCCGCGCGCAGCCGACCTTCTACGGCATCTTCCGCGTGTACGGCAAGAACGCCCGCGCCGCCGTAGCAGCCGTGCGCCCCCAGGCCGATGCGCTGCTGGCGAAAATGGCCGATCTCAGCCGCCAGATCGGCGAGCAGAACACAACGATCGGCTATCAGGATGCGAAGCTCAGGCGCGCTGAAGCCGATGCGGGATGGTTGCGCGGCCTGGTGCTTGCCGCGATCGCGCACCTCGACTCCTTTGGTGAGATCAGCACGCCGATCGCCGCAATGGCGGAAGACTTGGAGGTGAAACTTGGAAAGACCGGCGACGCCGGCGCGGCGCTGCTGGCCGAGCTGGAGGCGGCGCGGGCGGTGGCCGCGGCGGCGCGGCACTACATCACCAGGGAGACAACGTGCCTGCCAATCGAGAAGGCGGATACGGATGCGATCGGCGCGCTGATTGAGGCGACTCGCGCCTACGACGCGGCGACGAAAGTGAGCGACGCATGAAAATGACCGAGCTCCAATTCGCCGGCATCACGATCAACCTGAGCGCACTCGGCCAGGTCGATCTGAGCGATAACGACCCGGAGCTGCTTATCCAGCTGGCGCAGCTGCTTGAGCGGGCACGAGCGAACGTCGAAAAGGCGATCGACGTGCAGCAGGAGGCGCAAGCGGCGCGCTACGAGCGCGAGCACGGCGAACCCCCGTTTTGAATGATACAGAGGAGTTGCTTGCCATGATCCTCACCCAGATTACCGTCTCGTATGGCGGAACACAGAGCCTGCCCGAATATTCCAATTGCAAAGTCAACATCAGCCTCACCGCGACGATCGACCACGACGATGATCCGGCGGACGCGGAGGCGGTGCTGTGGGCGCACGCGAAAGAATCGGCGCACGCCCAGATCGACGGCGCGTTGGAGGCCAATGACATTGCGGCGAAGTACAGCACGGAGCCGCGCTACCAGGTGATGCAGACCTACTGGAATCAGTGGGATCATCGGGGTGAAACAAGCCGCCGCAGTACGTGATCATCCTGCCGAACACGATTGACCTCGATCGCGGCGCGTATGCGCAGAAGCTTGTCCATGCCAGTTCGCGTGGTGACAGTCGGAAGCTCCGCTACCAGCATGCGCTGCGTATCGCGACTGCCAAGCTGAACGAGGACGACGGCTATACCCTGCTCGACTGTTCGAACGGCGATCTGACGCCGCTCAATCTGGCGATTGGGGCGCCGGAGAGTAATCCTGAGGTTGCGCCGACGGATCTGTCGTCGTTTTGAAAAGAAAGGAACACGATGCAACCAACCCGCCAATCAGGCGATCAGCACTACAGCAAGCGCACGCCCCATAAGGTCAAGCGTGGCGTGGACGCGCCGGGCGCCAAGCTGAGCGCGTTTGAGATTGCGGAGATACGCGCGGCGTTCGACAGCGGCGCGACCAAAACCGATCTGGCGCGCGCGTATGGCGTCAGCCGGATCACGATCTGGCGCCATCTCAAGGCGCGCACGTAACACGCGAAATCGTGGCGCACGTGGAACAGCCGGCGAGATCGAACCATCCCGCCGGCCGATTGCAGACAGAGAGGAGTAATCTCTATGTCCACACAACCGATTGTACCACCAACACCCCCGCCCGAACGCCCGTTCGGCCCCGTGTGGCGCGTGTGCCTGGCCTGTGGCCTGACACTCACGATCGGCCTCATCGCCGCGCTGTGGCCGTTCCTGCAGGCGCTGGCGAGCGCGCTTGCGGCCTATCGCGGCCCTTTAGCTGTCGCGCTGCTGTTGTTCGCTGCGGCGCTGCTCATCGGCGTCGTGCGCGCGGTCTGGGCTTGGAGCTGGCGCATTGACGCCCACGCGCGCCAGGCGCGGGTCGTCAGGATGCAAAATGATCTGCCGATCTCGGTCGACGACGTGCATGCCGCCTTCGAGCAGCATGCCGCCTGGAGCTTGCACGATCACTACGCCGTAGAGCTCGCCGCGGCCCAGCGCCAGTTTCCACTGCTGACGAGTTATAACCAGCACCTGCATAACCAGTATGCGCCCGCCCAGTTGGCCGCGCCAGCCGAGACGGTCACGACGGTCGCGCAGATCCCAACGTTCGCGCAGCTGCTCGACCGTGGCCAGATTGGGCCGGGCCGGCAGCTCATCCTCGGCTACAACGCCGCCACGGGGCAGCCGATCGTCGGCGCATGGAAGGATCTGTACTCGTGTGGCGTGGGGGCGCTCCAGGGCGCCGGCAAGACCTGGTTGTTAGCGTTTCTGCTCGGCCAGAGCGCAGCGGCCGGCGGGCGGCTGATCATCTGCGATCTGCACGCCGGCGACGATGAGAGCCTGGCGAACCGGATCGGGGCGCTCGCACCCGCCTTTATGTGCGATATCGCCAGCACGCCCAAGGAGATCGAAAGCGCGTTCGCCTTTGCCGATGACAAACTGGAGAAGCGCAAAGGGAACACGGCGCGCTGGCCGATCGTGCTGGTTGCCGATGAGTGGACAAGCTTGCTGCGCACATCGGCCGGATCAGCCTTGCCCGCGCATATCCAAAATATCGCGGAGCAGGGCCGCAAGTTCAACGTGAATGGCATCCTCGCCGCGCAGGCCTGGACAAAGGCCGCCAGTAGCGATGTGCGCAACCAGCTGACCAGCCACTATGTCCTGCGCCAGCGACCCGAGGAGGCGCGCTATCAGCTCGGGCTCAGAGCCGAGCAGCTGCCCGACGATATCCGCGCGCTGCCCGATGCGACCGGCTATCTCCTGAACGTACAGGGCGATCTCATCAAGGTGGCGATCCCCCTGATGACCGGCGCCGATCTGGCGCGCTGCGGCGAGCTGATCCCCGGCCCGGCCGGATCGCCGCCCAAGTTCGGCTTTTTGGCTCCGACCGATCGGCTCCCGATCGCGCCGGCGGAACTCAAAAGGAACTCAGATGGAACTCAAAAGGAACTCAGAATCAATCTGAGTTCCAGCGCAGCACAATCCGCCAAACCCGTACCGGCCGAGGCTGCGCGCGCGGCGGCGCTGTTTTTCGAAGGAAAAGAGATCGCGGACATTATTCGCGAACTGCGCGGCGAACTGACTGGCCGTGCGCGCCAGCAGGCCAGTCTCGAGATTCAACAACTGATCAGAGAGGCGCTCCAGCAATGATCAACCGAACCACCATCCGCCTGTCCATCACGCGCGGCCAGCTCGCCATCGCCCGCATCCGCGCGTGGCTGGCGCAGCGCGATCCGCTCGCTGTGCTTGCCGCGCCCACGCTCCTGCTCGTCGCTATGGGCGCGCTCCTTCGCATCCTCCTGCTCCAGAGCGCGCCGCGGATGGCTGCCCAGCCCACGCCGCCGCTGCCGATCATTATGATCGCGACGGCGCCGGCCGTGGCGCCGCCCACAGCTGCACCAGCCGCACAGGTAGCAGCGGTGGCGCCGAACACGCTCCGCCGCGCCGTGGTGGCCTATGACGCACCAGCGGGCAGTGTGCTGGGCGCGATTGAGCAGGGCCGCGCCTACCAGGTGCTGGCGCGCTATGGCGCGGACTGGCTCCAGGCTGAGGTTGCAGGATCGGGGATTGTTTGGCTCAGGGCTGATCAGGTGCTCGACTTGCCCGCCGATCTGGCCAATTTACAGCCGACCGCCGCGCCGCAGATTGTCTACGAGGTGGTCAATCAGCCCGTCCAGGCTGCCCAGGAGGCCGCGCCAGCCGCCGCACCGGAGATCGAGGCCGTGCCCACGCCCGCGCCGCCCTCCCAGGTGCTGAGCGAGCGGGAGCGCAATATCCAGCAGCACTACGTGGAGATCCCGCCCCGCGCCCCGATGGAACAGGATAGCGTCACACAGGCATGGGCGAGAGTGCAGTGGGCGGCCGAACATCCGCAGCCCTAGCCGTGCTCCCTGGTTTCCCGAGCACGCCCCCGGTCATCACGACCGGGGGCGTGTCTCATCCCCACCACCCAAGCACATCCACAAACCCCTTTGCGATCGGCCCGTTTTCGGTCTTGATGAGCAGCGTCCTATTTCCAGGAGCCGAGATGATTCCGCTTTCGTAGGCGCGCACCTCGACCCCGAGCCCGGTGATGGGCAGCATCGCCGCCGTTTGCAAGTTCGGGTCAGCGACTTGCGGCCCGCACCGAAAGATCGTGCCCGCGATTGCGTCCAGTGCCAGGCGCACGTTCAGCGCGCTGGCCGGCGGAATGCCGAACGATGCCAGGTTGACCGTTACTGTGTTGTCAAACCCATCCTGGTCGACAAACACCCGAATACTGCCATTCGGCGCGCCGACGTAGGCGCCGCCATGCTGCACCTGCACGGCGCCTGGGACACGCGCCGGCGGGCCGGCGGGCCGGATACTCGATCCTTCCCACGACGACCAATACATCCATCCGTCATGCGCAACATCCAGCCAGCCGCGCCCGGTTCCGGCGCCGCTGATTGGGACGTTCGCGAGCGCATTATTCTGAAGCTTGAAGATCGAGAAATAGAGCGGGCCGCCGTCGTGCTTGGCGCAGCAACCCAAGAACCAGATCCACGCGCCGTCGAGTGCCCAATTCATTGTCGCGCCGCCGTATGCCTCAGTCGATTGCGTATCCGGCCCCGCCACAACGTCCGTTCCATCTTCCAGCTCCCAGCCCGCTGGGAGTGTTAGCAATGATTCACTCATGTTGGCCTCACATCTCCTGTGCTCATCTACATCGCGTATCCCGCTACTGACGCCGTGCGTCTTTCGCCAGCAACGCCTGCACGCTTGGCAGCGGGGTCAGCGGTTCAACGGTCAGCGTGCGTGCGATCAGGTCACAGCTCGTGCGCGCGATGCGAAAGCTGCGGATCTGGTCAATCGCGACCGAGACCGTCGGCGGCAGATTGCGGATCACGATCGTGTCGCCCGCGCGCGGCATCCACAGCGGCACGCGCCCGCCCACGCTGTTGTAGACCGCAGCAAAGGTCAACCCAAAGCGCGGCGGCGGGTCGGCGCTGTCGTTCAGGCTGGCGTCGCGCTGGACATTCGCCTGGGTCAGACTGGTCGTCTGCGCGGTGACCGCCTGTGTGCGTGTGATCGCCCGTTGCGTGACGCTCGCGGCGTCGGTCGAGACCGCCCCCCGGAGCGTGCGCCCGCTGGCGTCCTGGTAGACCGCGTAGGCGCTGTTGAACAGCTGATTGAGTGAGCGCTGCACCTCCAGTGCGGTCACGTCCACATACCACGTCTGAGCGGCGGCGCCCGCCACGCGGTAGTACAGCTGCCTGAGTCCCGTGACGCCCCACTCCCACTGATTCGGGGTCGTCGCGTTGTCGCCCAAGCTGATCAGGTGATCGAGAATCGCGCTCGGGGCCTGGTCTTCGTAGGATTCATCGAACAGATCGAGGGCAGGCGACGTGACCTGACTGGTGTCAGGGAGCAGCTGTGTGCTGTTCAGTGTGCTGGCGCTACTCACGAGATCCTTGACAATCTCATCGGCGTAGACGACGAACGACTGCACCGTGATGCCGATGCCCTCACCAGCCGCAAAGTCGGCGACAAACTGCGTGCTGTTCAGCACTTGCTTCACAATCACGCTCTCGCCGCCGGTTCCAATGCCGCCGGCGATGAACAGCCGCTGCCCGACGTACATCCGCGCGGTGCTGCCGACGGTGGCGGTCACGTTCGCGCCGGCCAGGTGCGCGACCGTAAAGGTCGTGTTGACCATGTTTGCGGTGGATGTCACCAGGCGCAGATTCGTGACGTGAAAGAAGTTCGCGCCGGTCTCGCCGGCGTACACCGCATCGACGGCGTTGTAGTCCATAAAAAAGGCGACGATCGGCGCCGCTGCAAAGGTCACGAAGATCGATCCGATCGTCGTGCCGGCGCCAGGGGTGATAGTCCACGGTACGGCGATAAGCCCGAATGTGGCGGTCTCGGTGACGAACCCGACGCGCCAGTTCGCCGCCGGCAGGGCGGCGACGTAATCAAACTGCGCGCCGATGATGTCGCGCGTGCCACCCGAGGGCGTGATGAAACACATGTACGCCTGCTTGATCCCGCCGGTCGTGCCAAAGATCGCATTTTTTTGCGGCGCGATGGAGACGCGGTTCTGGGTGTCGAAGGTAAAGCGGTCGGGCGCGGCGGCGGCGATCTCGGTGGAGATGATCGGGCGGAATGCCCCCACCTGCGTGCTACTCCACAGCGCGGTGTAGCGCGCGTCGCTGAGTGCCCGCTGATAGCCGAACGCGGTCATGTCGAGCCCGTCGCCGTGCGCCGCGATGTCCTCGACGCGACCCTGAAACGGCGTGGCCGCGCCGTCGGTGATGATGGCGTGCGGCGTCCCGGCGCGATCGTAGCGCTCGAACGTGCTGGACAGGCTGAGCTTCGCCGACAGCTGCAACGCCTCGTCGCCATGCAGATTGCTCGACATGATCGCCCGCGTCAGACGCGGCGTCAGATCGGACTGCTGCGCGCCGCCGGGCGAATCTTGGATGGTGAGGGTCAGCGTCATAGCGTCACTGCGGCAACAGGTAGGGCGCGCGGCGGGTCAGGGCAAGCGTGAAGCTAATCTGCGCCGCGGCGGTCGTGTCCCACGGCCGCCAGAGCGTGCCCTGGGTGGCCAGCCACATCGCGGTCACGACCGCATCCTTGCTGACCAGGTACGCATCGCCGCTGATCGGCCACGGCTCATCCGTCCCGCCCGTCGCCTCACGGCCCGTGACTTTCGGCGTCGGCTGCGTGAGCGCCTGTGGGTCGTAGACCACGCTCAAGGGGCTGGTGGCCGACGCGCCGTTGAACGGCGTGTAGCTATTCGGGTCGATCACGGTCGCGACTGCGCGCGCATCGGACGCATTATTCAGCGCGATGCACACCACCACATCGATGTCGAAGGTGCTGTTGAACCAGTCCACGTTGACCTGCACGCCAGTGGCCGGACTGCCACTCGGCATGTCGATAATCCCCAAAAACACCGGCTGCGGCAAGCCGTTCACGCCGAAATACGTATCATCGACGGGCACGATCGGCCCCAAGACCGGCGCGCTGTTGCGGTAGAGGATGGCCTGCATCGTGTTTGCGCCCGTCGGCACGGCGTTGATTCGGATGGTTGCGAAGACCGCCACCTGATAGGCGTTGGCCGCAAACGGCGCGCTGAATGCCTTGAACAACTGCGCATGCGCCGGCGGAGCCGAGAGGCGCATGACGCTGCCGTTCGAGGCGTGCGCCGCCGCGTCGGCGGTGCTGGTGGCCGTGCCGCCGCCCGTATTCGTCATCGTCTCGGCCTCGATCAGCTCGATCCGGTTTTGTGGCGCGATCAGGAGATACCCCAGCTGAAAGGCCAGCACCGAGCGATTGAGCGGCCCCGACAGCGTGGCGAGAGTAGGCGTCTGATGTGATACAGCGCCGGCCGCGAACGTCGCCGTCAGCACACTCGGCATCCCCGCCGTGTTGGATGTTGCGGTCTGCGTCGCGCCCAGCCAGAGCGGCCCGCGCACGAACTGAAGCGTGATGTTTTGGATGACGTACTTGCCGAAGTGCTCGTGCCACATGGCCGGCAGCGTGACACCGGCCGGGCCGCCACTCGCCCGCCCGCGCACGAGCGCGGTCAGCGGGGTCGTGATGGTCGCGACGATCGAGTCCTGCGCGATGGCTTTCAGCGTCACCGCGCTAACCACCTCGTTTTGCCACCAGCGAAACGCTTGCTCCAGCAGCGTTTGCAGCGCGTCCGCCGCCGCGTAGGCCAGCGCAGCGGTCGTGCCCATCGCATGCACCGTGATCGTATCGACCACATTGTCGTACGGCCCCTGACTGCCGAGTAAGCTCTCTTTGAGCGGCGCGGCGGTCGGCGCGTAGCTGACAAGCGCGTAACTCACGCCGTCGGTCAGCTCCAGCGTGGTTGTGCCGTCCGTGATGGCCAGGTAGCTAAACATTCGGCGCTCGCATCCGAATATCCGCGCTGCGGCCCTCGGCAGCTAGGCCTGCCTGCACCCCGCGCGTGATGTCGGCGACGGTCAGGCTCGACCCGCGCGCGTCCACGTTGATGATCGTCTGCTGACTGACCGCGCCGCCGCGCCCCAGAGAGCCCAGCTGCATCAGGCTGGGCATCGCGTTTCTGATCGCGCTCGTCGGCGTGACGTAGCTATCGGTGTTCGGCGTCACGATCTCCGGCCCTCTTTCCCCCACCAGGTAGGAGTCCATCGCCTGCATCGACCCGCCCGCCGCCTTGCCGCCGCCTCCGCCGTCGCCGCCGCCCTGGTGGCGCGGGTTCTGATCCTCCTCCGACCGCTGGCCGCTCGTCTCGTACCTGGTTGTGACCGTCGTCGTGATCTCTTTGGGGATGCGCTCCAAGCTCTCGATATAGGAATCCGCGTTTTGCTTCCCATCCAGAAAGTTATTCGTTTGTTTCGCGACGTACTCTTTCGCGTAGTTATCCAGTTTTCGTTGGGTATCCTCGGCCGCCTGCCCTTGGTCGTGCAGATCGCCGATCAGGTCGTTGATGTCGCCGCCGGCCTGCTGCGCGAACTTGTCGATCGAGCCGGCCATGCGCAAGAAGGTGGTTGCCGTACTCGACTCTTGCAGGCCGTACTCTTTCTCCAGCCCGGCGGTGATCTCGGCCGCTTTGTCTTTGGAGATGTTGCCGAGTTGCGCCTGCGCCACCGTGTAGTCGATCAGCATCTGGCCCAGGTGCTGCCGCTGCGCCTCCTGCTGGCGCGCGTAGGACAGCGCCGCCGCGCCCTCCTGGTCGGCATACGACTGATTGACCTGGGCGATCTGGTCGTCGATGCCCTGCTTTTGCTCTTTGGTGGTCGCGTCCTGTTTCTTTTTCTCCAGGTCGGCGATCTTCTGCGCGTGGTCGGCCGATCGCTGCTCCACGCCGGTCGCGAACTCGCTGTAGCTGGTGGCGTACTTCTGGACGGCCTCCTGCCCATCCTGAAACGTCTTCTCGATCTTCTTGCCCAGATCCTCGATGTCTTTCGCGGTCAGCGTCGTCTGCGCGCTCAGGTCAGTCTCGGCCGATTGCAGCTCGGTCGCGCGCTGGGTCGCGGTCAAACCGGCGGCCGCCTGGTCGATCTGCGCCTGCGACACCTTGTTGTAGGCGTCGGTCACTTGCACCAGACCGTCGCGGTGCGACTGGATCACCTTCAGCTCGGCGTTGTACTGTTCTTCTGAGAGCATCCCGGCCGCCATGCGCTGGCCCAGGCTCTCCACCTCGCCCTGGATCTGGTCGCGGAGCACCTGGATGGTCGCGGCGTAGGGCTCTAAGGCCTTTTTCGCCTCGCCGGTCTGGGTGGCGTAGTCCTCGATCGCGAGCGTACTGGCCTCCCACCACGGCTTGGCGTTCAGCAGCTCCTGGGTCGCACTCTGGACTTTGCCGATGAAGTCGTTGTAGGCCAGCACGACCCCGCCGACGGCGACCGCGATCAGGGCGTAGGGCGCGAGCGCGGCCATAATCGCGGCCGCGTTGGCGTAGAACGCCGCGGCCTGGGCGGCTAAGGCCGGGATGCTCTCGTAGATCGAGGGGATCGCCTGCACCGTCTGCACGATCGCGTAGGCGGTCAAGGCGGCGGTCACGCCGGTGATGGAAGGGATCGCGAGCGTCTGGATTGTGCCGGCGATCTTGGCCAGGGCCGTCTCGCCCTTGATGGTCGCGTCGGCGTAGTCGGTGATCGCATTGATCCCCGAGGCCAGCAGATTGACCAGCTTGGTCAGGATAGGCAGCATGGCCGTGCCGACGGTGATCTGAAAGGCCTCTAAGCTCCCCATCATATTGTCGACTGCGACATTGAAGCCCTGCTGCTTCTTGGCGGCCTGAACGGCGGCCGATCCGGCCTTGGCCATCTCCTCGGCCATGTGCTGATAGCCGTCGGCCCCGGCGTCGGCCAACATGCCGGCGGTGCGGATGGCGTCCGCGCCAAAGGCGGCGTTCAAGGCCGCGCTCTTCTGGGCCGCGCTCATCCCCTTCAGGCTGTCTTGGAGCAGCTGGGCGGCCTTGTCCATGCCGATGAACGCGCCCTGCGCATCGTAGAACTTGGATGTGCCCTCGGCGGTCAGCAGATTGAGGTTCTTGAAGGCCGCGGCCTGGCTGTCGGTGGTCGGCTGGAGACGGGTGAGGAAGGTCTTGAAGCTGGTGCCGGCGTCGGCGGCGCTGGAGAAACCCGAGCTGATTAGCGCCATCGAGGTCACAGTCTCGCGGAAACTCAGTCCGGCGATATCGGCCGACTTGCCGGAGTTTGCGAGGCCCAGCGCCAGGTCGTCCACGTCGACCGTGCTGGCGTTCGCGGCCTGGGAAAGCAGATTGACCGAGTCTTTGAGAAAGGCGGCCTTCTCGGTCGCGCTGGCCGACTGGTCGACCCACACGCCCAGTTGCTTACTGGCGATCTCGGCCGCCTGGGCGATCGACACCTCGCCGGCGGCCGCCAGATTCAGCACGTCGCGCAGCCCGCCGGCGGCGATCGTGGCCGGCTCGATCCCGCCTTTGGCCATCTCGATCGCGGCCTGCTGCACCTCCGCCGTGCTCACCGGTAGCTCGCGGCCCAGACTGATAAACAGATCCTTGAACTGGTCGAGCGACTGCCCACTCTCATCCAGGGCGCTGCCGGTCACGCTGGCGAAGCGGTTCATCCCTTGCTCGAAATCGCCCGACACGTTGATGGTGTCGCCGACGAACTTCAAAATGGCGCGCCCGGCCTGCTCGGCGGCATTGGTCAGCAGCACGCCGACTTGCCGCGCCGCGCCGACCGCGACTTGCTGCAGCCCGCTCAGGCCTTTGGCGCCATCTGCGGCGTCATCACCCAGTTTATCCAGCGCCTTGCCCGCGCCGCCGGCGCTGTCGTCGAGCGCGTTGACGCCTGCTACGGCCGGCGCGGCGGCGCTGGCCAGCTTGGTCTCAGCCGCTGTGACCTGGGTCAAGGTTTGCAGATAGGCGTCAGCGCCCTGCGCGACGAGATCGATTCCGACCTGTTCCATGACTGGCCTTCAAACTTTGCGCGTAACTGTCGACAGCGGCAAAGCGCATCTCGATCCGGTACTCCGCGACGATGCGCGCCTGGCTGTCGCTATCTAAGCGATCGAACCGCTCCCAGCGGTAGCCGCGCCAGCGCGCGGCGCGCAGCAACTCGTACTCGGCCGCGAAGCCCATCGCGCCTGCTGGCGGGTCAAGCGACGGGCTGAACAGGGGCTTGCCCTGGTAGGTCGGCTGGAAAGGCGGCGATATGGGCCTGGATCGCCGCCTCCTGCGGAGACGAGCGCTCAAAGATCGCCCGCAGCAGATCCGTCCAGTCGTCGTCGCTGCCGACGCACACGAACGCGACATACACGTAGTGGTCGTCAAAGGCCGCCAGGTCGACCCCCTCCGCCGCCATATCCGCCCGCACGGCCGCAACCGCCTTCTGGTCGACCTCGCACACCACGCCGCGGCGGATCGCGATCCTCCGCAAGCGCTCGCCGGTCTCCTCGTTGACCCGCGCGTTCCAGGCCCGTTTCAGATCCTGGTAGACCGGGTGACTCTGGTTCGGGATGGTCACATTACCGTCGCCATAGTCGACCGTCGAGGTCGGCGGCTGCGGCTCTTCGAAGCCCGCCGCCTGCGTGACCTGGCGCCGGGTTTCGGCGCGCAGCAAGCTACTGACCTTCCGAATCTGCACGCTGCGCCCGGTGTCCTGAAAGGTGTGGTCATACAGCACCTCGGGCGGCGGCGTTCTGCCGTTCTTTTGGCTCATCGTGACTCCAGCTATCAGCTATCAGCTATCAGCTTTTCGCATGCCTCCTCAGTTCGACAAGCTAAAAGCTGACTGCTAACCGCTACGCACTACAGAATGGGCGCTTGCCCGATCAGGATAATGCCATCGACCAGGCCGCCGCCCAGCCCCGAGATCGCGATGTTGTTCGCCGCGACCTGCACGTCCGGCACGCGCGGCACGGATAGGCGGTTCGCGCGCCCAAAGGTCGGCAGATTGCCCGGCAGGCGGCTGGTGTTGTTCTCGCCCCAGAGCGCCCCGCCGAACAGCCCGGCAAACAGCGCCGCGGTGGGGCCGGTGCGCGTGGCCGCGATAAAGCCAAACTCCGCAGAGGCCCAGAGAATATCCTGGATCGCCGTCAGCGCCGCGCCCGGCAGCACCTGCTGCGTCCAGGATGCGCCGCCGTCGAGCGTGTACCAGACCTTGCCGCTGGTGTCGAGCGTGCCCACCCAATACTCCAAGACGGTCTTGACCGCGACCGCGCTGTGCGCGCCGGTCACGCCCGCCGCCGTCGCCGCCCAGCTCACGCCGCGATTCGTTGATTTGATGATCGTGTTACTCGCGCCCACCGCCAGCAGCACACCCGCGCCGCCGTGGATGCGGTTGAGGTTGTTGGATGTCGTGCCGGCCGCCGACAGCACGCTGACGCCGCTCAGAATATCCGTCGAGACGTAGATGTAGCCGCCATCGGCCACGAAGTACACCCGCGTGGGGCTTTCCACGAACATATCGTTCGGCGTTTTGGCCGCGACAAAGCCGGTGCTGACTTTCGTCCACGTCCCCGGCACGCCGGTCATCTGATTGATCTGGCTCACGTAGTAGGCGTTTTCCGTCTTGCAGACCACCACCAGGTACTGGCCCACGATATCGATCGCCGTGACCAGACTGCCGACCGCCAGCCCGGTGATAGCCGAGTCGGCCCAGGTGCGGCCGCCATTGGTGGTGTACTTGACCACGCCGTTGACCGCGCTCGATCCGCCGGCCGTCTGCTGCAGCTGATAATTCCAGATCGTGCCATCGTTGCCGGGGCCGCAGTCACTGCACTGCGCAAAGCCGCCGTAGACGCCGTCGATCACCTCGGTCGTGACCTCCACGCTGGCCACCTCGCCGATCGGGATGCCGCCGACACTGTACGCATCGCCCAGCCACGAGAACTGCACCGCGGCCGTGCTCTCATCACTGCCGTCGAACGGCGTGCGCCCGGCGTAGGTCTTGTCGCTCGACAGGCCGCGCGACAGCACATTCATCGTCAGCCAGCCGTTCAGCGGATCGGCCGGGTCGCCGCACAGGCCCTCCGACTCGTAGATGTTGATCGGGCAGTTGAGGCGGAACTTGTACCAGGGAATGCCGCCGAACTTCTGCTTGAAGGTGACTTCCGCTGAGGGGATGTCCGGCGCGTCGATCGTGATGCCGGTCTGCTTGAACAGCCCGCGCACCTGCGGATCATTCACATTGATCGCGTTGATGCCGCCGCGATCGGGCCGGCTGATGTCGCCCACCATCAGATACTGCTCATCCATGCCGGCGAAGCGGTAGGGGTTGTTGGGCGCCGGGCCGCCGCGCTGGGTGAAGGCGCGGATAAAATTCTGCGTTAAATTTTCGTTCGTCTGCGTAACTGGCATGTGCGTGCTCCTTTATGCTGCGTAGCCGCGCCGTAACGTGTAGTCCTGGCTCATTTTCCAGGCCTGAATATGGCCTAAGCGCGTCCCGAAGGGGTTGTCTAAGTCCTTCTGACTGCGCTGATACCGCTCGGTCTCAGTGGCCTGCAAGGCCATGTCCATCTGGAGGTCGTGCAGGCGCTCATTGGTCTCGCGACAGGCCACGATGCGCCGCTTGACCTCCGCCGCCCCCAGCATGGCCACCACCTGCTGCCATTTTTTCGCCATCACGCCGCGCTCTAACGGATAGCCGGCCAGATACCGCAGCACCACCCGATCGGGCTCGGCGTAGCAGTCGCAGGCCGATGCTGACGACCAGAGGCCCGTGCTCGTGTTGTAGACACTCGCCGCCGGCGTCAGCAGCCCCAGCGTGCGGTCGCGGATGCCGCTTCTTGCGATCACTTCGGCAAACGTGCCGGGGTCGGTCGAGCCATTCAGCGGCCCGACGCAGAAGCCCGCGCCCCAGCCGCCGCAGTCGCTCGACTCGTATTGCAAGGTGGCCTGGCAGGTGGTGACGCTGTTGCCGTCGCCATTGGTCGTGCGCTGATAGACATCCAAACTGGTCACAAAGTTGCCCGCCGCGGTCGCATCAAGCGCGTTCAAGGTCGGCGCTTCGTACAGGATGGGCCTGACGACGAGATAGCGCCGCCCGATGATGGTCACGTTGCCGCCGGCGATGCTGACTTGCACGGGCTCAATCCGCCAGCGATCGAAGGTGCGTGTGTCGTCGAAGCGATCCGCCGCGCTGAAGTAGACCGCGATCTGGCTGATATCCGTGACCGTGGTCGGCAGCGTGATGGTAAAGGTATCGTTCATGCCGGTATTGAATTGGTCGCTATAGACCAGCGTGCCGCCCGCGACCGTCGCTGTGCCGATCAGGGTGAGCTGCTCGATCCCCATCGCCTGAATATGAAACTCCGGCGCCATGACCGCAATGCGCCTACCCGTAGCGTCCACGTCGCGGTAGCGCACCATACTGGCGTCGCCCAGGCGCGGCCACGGGAGCGGCTCGGTCTCCACATACTGCGGCGCGACGCGGTACTGAAGATAATCGAACAGCATCGACTCGGCGCGCTCGATCGCGCGCCGGAGATCGTCCCGCCCCGCCGTGTCACTGCCCTGCCACGAATACTCGCGCAGCAGCCCCGAGCACTTCGAGTTATCGACGATCGGCCCGCCGGCACAGCCCCAAAATTTCCATGGCTCCATGCCGATTTCCGCTCTCCAGATGTCGAGTGGCAGGAGATTCATACATCCCCCCATGCGGCCCCGTTGATTTTCAAGTAGGCTAAGACCTCGTTGTTACTGACCTGTATCGGCGCCCGACCGCCGGCGAACAGGATGAAGCGCATCTGATTGACGCCCCCGATACTCATCAGCACGATCGTGCTGGGCACGGTTCCAAACGTCTGACTTGATGTCGTGGCCGTGATGGTCGCGACACTCACGCCGAGCGCGGTCGCGAGCAATTGCTTGAGCCCCGCCGTGGTGATGTCCGCATCCTGAAATTGCGCGCGCATGATCGTCGCATTGCCGTCAAGTCTGCCGCGCCAGTGCATCAGCTCGGCCGTGGACGGGTGCGTCGGCGGGCCGATTTGCGAGAGCGTCGCGCGAAAGGCGTCTTTCTGCGCCACCGTGAGTGCGATATTTTCCGCGCCCAGATAGGTCGAGATCATCGCATCATGCTCCAGATCAACACAAACAGCACCAGAAACCCGAGTGTAAAGGCCAGGAACGCCAGCAGCAGCGCGCGACATCTCATAGCGTCGCCGCGCTCAGGACTTCAGATGCCGAGAGCGCGCGATTGAATACGGCGCCGTCCGCCATGAGCCCGTTCCAGACGTTTGCGGGCGCTTGACTGATCGCGCCGATAAGCGTGGTGGTGGTCGCAAGGCTGCCCGCGAACACGCCCAGTCCCGTTGCGGTTGCGCCGCTCTGCACGCCGCCAACGTAGAACTTGACCGCATCTGCGCTCTTGCTCCACGTCATCGCCACGTGAAAATAGGTTGTCGGAGAGAACGAGGTCACGCCGCCGGTCTTGCTCGTGCCGCCCGCAACGTACAGATAATCAACTTCGTTATTCGAGTTCGACTTGACCAGCGACACGCGGTTATTGGCATCAACCGCAAGATAGATCATTCGCCGTGCTACGGTGTCCGTCCACACGCCCGCCGCGCTGACCTTGCCCCACACCATGATCGTGCCCTCTTGGCCATTGAACGCCGCCGCCAGGCTGGCCGAGTACACATTGTTAAAGCTGGTCGCGCCGTCGAATGCCGCCGCCGTCCGCCCGTCGCCGATCCCCGGCTGCCCGAGCGCGACTCCGGTGTACGCGCCGTTCCGCCCGTTGCCGCTGCGGTCAAAGGCGACGCTGCCCGAGGGCTCATCCATCGGCAGGTACTGGATCGGGCCGAGCGCCGCGATCTTTGCGCCATACGCCGATCCGAGATACCCGCTCACGACCCGCACCGGTTGTGGCGGCCCGGCAAGGGTGAATCCATTGCCGCGCGAGACCACGATCGGCACGGGCTCATTCCCCTGTGTCGGGCGGTTGTCGAACACCTCGACCATCCCCCTCGCGGGGCCAGCCTCGACGACACGTCCATCGCTGACCACGGCGACGCGCAGCGCCGGGCCGCCGTCGGGCGGCTGGTTGGACGCAATCACGGGAATAGCTGGCCCTGCCTGGGTCATCGCTTGTTCTCCCACTTCCGAATGATCACGGTCACGCCCGACAGCGCCAACCAGGTCAGCGGCCAGTCGCCCGCATAGTCGATCCACAGCGCGAACGGCAGCGCGATCCAGACGGACATACAGATGATGCACGCCAGCCCGCGCCCGATCCACGTCTCACTCTTTGCCAGGCCGCGCAGCTTCACAAACACAGAAAACGGCCCTTCCTCATCGGTCAGCATCCGGCTCAGGCGGTAGACCGCCAGGCTGGCCAGCGCAAAGGTCAGCGGCTGCATAACGCCTCGGTCAGCCAGTGCCCGATCGCCAGGTGGCAGTCCTCGATGATACCGTAATGGGTATGCGGCACGCGGATAGTCACATTCGCGTCGCTCTCATTGCAAAGCGTACTCGTGACCAGCGCAGATCGGATGCGCTGCGCCCGTGCTTCCCGCAGCGCACCCTCGATATTCGGGCTGGCGCCGCTGCACGAGAGACAGATCAGCGCATCGTCGGGCCGCACGAGCCGGCTCAACTCCGCGCCCAAGCCAAGCGCGTAATCGCGATCATTCGCCCACGCCGTCAGTACCGCCGGATTGCTGCCCAGCGCCTGTACGCGCCGCCCGGCCGCTTTACTCAGGTCGCAGGCCCAGTGCTGCGCGGTACTCGCGCTGCCGCCATTCCCCGCCAGCCACAGCGTGCCCTGGCAGGCCTGCACGAAGGCGAGCAGCGGTGCAATGTCGAGGCGTGAGAGCGCCACTTTCAGCTCGTCGATGTAGTTCATGGCGTGATGCGTTCCCAATGGACAATCTTCCGGCCGTCCCGATACTCCCACGCGCCGACCTTCGCGCCGTGGATGGCGTCTTTCAGGCAGCGCGGCTGCCCAAAGGCATCTTGTGCGACCCGCCGCCCGTAGGCGCGAATCCCAACGGCATACTCAGGAAGCAAACACGACACGGCAGCCCTCCACGCCGACTCTGATCGGCACATGGCGCAGGCCGAGCGCCTGTGCGACCGCCTGATGGCGCTCAGGGGGAGCCATCAGGAGCAAGAAGCCGCCGCCGCCCGCGCCGCACAACTTCCCACCCCAGGCGCCCGCCTGTTCGGCCACGGCAACCATTCTGCCGTAGACCTCCGCGACAAACTGCCGCTTGATCTGCCATGCGTCGCGCATAATGCCGCCGCATGCCTCCAACTCGCCGTCTCTGAGCAGCTGCGCGAAGCACTGCGCCAGCCATGCCAGCTCGCGCACATCGTCGCGATCCTGCCGCTGGCTGGCCAGCACGTGGCCAGCATCGCCGTTTCTCGCGAGGCCGGTATCCAGCAGCAGGCAGTGCGCCGACAAGGCGTCCAGGTCGCTTTCTATCGGATCGACACTCACGCCGGCGATGGTGAACGTCAGGAGGTTCAGGCCGCCATAGGCAGAGGTGTACTGATCCTGTAATCCAATGGGCTTTTTGCATTCGTCTATCTCGATGACGCCAGCCAATTTCGCGCAGGCGCTGGCATTCATCTTTTGTCCGACATGCGCCGCAATAGCCGCGACCGCGCCGACCGTAAAGCTGCTGCTGCTGCCCAGGCCCGTGCCGCCGGGGATGTCGGCGATTGAGTGCAACTCGATCCCGCCGTCGAACGGAAACCAGCCTAGCGCATGCCGCATCAGCTCGTGCTGTAGCTCGCTCACGCTCCCTACGTTCTCTGTCAGAGAATACGCGGCCCGAATGCTGCCGTCGTACTTCGGATTGACCGCGACATACACGTACTTGTCGATGGCGGCCGCCACGCACGCGCCCGGCTCTTCAGCGAAGAACCGGGGCCGGTCGCTGCCGCCGCCCACAAAGCTGATTCGGAGGGGTGTCTTGGTCACGATCATCAGGTCACCACGTCTTATGCGCGAACAATATCGGCTCGCCGTCCAGTGTCGCGGTCTCTTTCATCCCCCAGCCGCCGTAGGGCGGCCCCAGCTCGCCCCAGTGGCCATGCGTCGAAAAGGATTGCGGCAGCACTATCCGCTCGAAGCCCTCATTGATGCACAGATTGAGCGTCCACTGCTGCACCGCGATGTGCGCGAAGTACGGCGCGGTATCCAGCCAGCGCCGCAGATACGCTTGCCAGAGTCTGAGCCAGGTTGACCTGGTGGCCACCACGCAGCCGGCATTGCCGATCGGGTCGGCAGCGCTGGTGTGGAAGCGTTCGGCGATCTCCTCATCACTGACGAGCGGCTGAATGCGACACAGCTCGTTAATCATGTTGTCGCCGCCCGCCTTGGGCTCGTTCGGCCCGATGCCGATCTGGCCATCCTGCCACGCTTGCAGCCAGGCCCACTCATCGTCCGAAAAGGGCCGCTGCATCTTCACATCGCCGTCGATGCAGATAATCACCGTGTCGTCGGCGGTGGCGAGATAGGGCAGCCAGTTGCCGTGCTGAATGCAGCCGTTGCCCGGATTGCCGAGACTGCGATCGAGCATCCCCTGTGGGATGGTGTAGCAACTGACCCCCTCGGGGCGGTCCGGCCTTTCGCAGCCCACCAGGCCCAGCGCCACGCAGGCGCGACCCGCGTGCTTTGCCAGATAGTCCAGCGTGCCGATCTCTTCGAGCCGCGGCAAGTAGTTGTGGGTCGCGATCGTCGTGATGACTACTTCACGAACACCAGCCCCTGCCGTGTACTGAACGGGTGCGAGCCGTTCGCTCTGACCCAGATTGTCGCTTCGGTGTCGAGTCGCCATCCATGCTGCTCCAAAAGACTAATCCAGTACCCCTGCGGCTGACAGTTGACATGGTGCCAGCCAGGAAAGCCCGGCGGCGCGGCGGTGAGAAAGAGTATGTCGCCGACCGCGAACGTGGCCAGGTAGTTGTCCTGGTACTGCGCCTCGACGTGCTCCACGAACTCCATACACCAGATCAGGCCAAATGCGCGCGGCGGCGTGAACGGCCCGGTCGTATAGTCGTGAATGATGACGTTCGGCCGCTCCATATACGGATCGCCGTCAACCCCCCACGCATCGTACCCGCGCTCCGCCGCCGCCTGTACCATCCCGCCCGGCCCACAGCCCACATCCAAAAATGAGTGTTTGCGAAACCGCACGGTCAGGTAGTCGAGCGTCGCGGTGTCGATGTTGCTGTTGCCGAAATGGCCGCCCAGGTGCGGCGGGAGAAGGCGCTCCAGGTCGGTCAGCGGCTGATCGTCGGCCATCCGCGTTTCCTCCGCTCGTCATACAGCCGCCCATCGCGCTCGGATTGCGCCCGGCCCTCCTGATACACGCGATCGTCATCCCCGCCGAAATACGGATGGTCGTGATAGAGCGTGGCCCAGGGCGCTTTGGCGTACATGCGATCGGCGATCGCGCGCTGGCACAGCTCGGTGTCCCCAAAGTTGTGATCGTACCAGGTGGGCCAGCCGCCATAGCGATCGAGCAGCGACCGACTGATCAGAAAATGACAGCTATGCGCGGTCTCATGATGCCCGTCGTTAAAGCCCAGCATGCCCGGCCACTCGCCAAACGTCTGCTGATAGGCGCTATATGCGCGCTGTAACCAGTGCTGGCCCGGCAATAGGTCATTCGCCAGATTGACCAGCAGCGGCGCGTCGGTGTTGCGTGTGGCCATCTCAAGCGCTTGCCAGTAGGTCACACGCTGTGCAGCGGTTGTTATCATGCTGACTGTTTCGAGCGTAATATCAGCGCTGCTACATGCCTTCCATATCAACCCCACCTCGTTCTCGCCACCGACAAGGTAGAGATGCCACGCGACATCGCCCGCCGTCGCCAGCAGCCGGCGCACGTTCCGCACGGTCTGCTCGCTTCTGCCCCTGCAGGGCATAATCGCGGCGATCATCGCTTGGACCTCAGCGCCTTTACGTGCGCGTCGGGCGTCAGCACGTCGGTGGGTTTCAAGATCGGCAGCGGCGACGGCGGCTCCGGCCCATCGAACACTGGGATGACGCGCACCGGGATGCCATGCTCTAAGAGCCAATCAGCCTGGTCGCGCGTGACATCCTTGTAGCGGTCGATCGCGTTGTTGCCGAGTCGAATCGCGTTGTGTCGATCGGGGTAGTCAAAGGTCTGAGAGCCGCGATCGTCGCCCAGATATTCCACCCGCACCTTGCCGCCCTCCATCGCGGCCGCCTCGGGGAACGGCGCATGCGCCGCCGCGTCCGCCGCCAGCCCGGCCAGATCGGCGTCGCCGCCGCAACAGCTTGCCATCGGTATCCTTCCTTCTGCATTGCGATAGCGGATTAAGACCTGTTCCATCAGCGCGGGATCGCCGCCGTAGAAGCGCGTCATCCGATCGCCCTCGTGTACCCGGTAGGTAAACACGGGCAGCGGCAGCCGGTGGCCGCACACGCCGGCGATGGCGAGGCGGAGATGCCCCGACCAGTCCTCCCAGGCGTCCACGCCCTCGTCCCAACCGCCGACCTGTCGCCAGTGGCGCGTCGGCGTCAGCGCGGTCACGACGTGGATATTGTGGTGCCGCATGTGGTCTTGGACGTAGTCGGGCGCCGGGCGCAGCAGATAGCTGCCGTCGCGCTCAAGCGTGAACGCATCCCCATAGATATAGCCGAACTGCCCACGCCCGTACTCGCGCAGCAGGTTTTCCACCGCGTGCGGCGTCAGGTAGTCGTCGGCATCCAGGGGCAAAATGAACGCCCCGCGCGCCGCCGCGAGCGCCCGGTTGCGGGTGTGCGCCGGCCCGCGCCGCTCGCCGTCCGATGGCAGGATGGTGACCCCTTCCATCGGCGCGACATCCGCGCCGCCGTCGCAGGCGATGATGTGCTCGCAGCGATCGGCCAGGCTCTGCCATGTGACGCTGGCGGCCGCAACGCGGACATGCGCGGCGTGGCGCGGCCCGCAGGGGGTGATGATCGAGACTAATGGAGCCATCGGCGCCACCAGGGCCGGCGCAACCGGCGATAAAAGGCCGCTTCCTGTTCCGCCCGCTGCGCTTCCTGACGAATGACGCGGATGACGGCGGCTTCCAGATTCGGCGGCAGGTTCGGCACAAAATACATGGCGGGCTCATCGAACCAAAAGGTGAGCTTATTGTTAATGTCCCAATCGTCGCGATACATGCTCGGTCTCCTTCCAAGCCTCCGTGGTGAGCGCGCGACGGATAGCGGAGTCTCTATCTTTTCGGGCCGTCGCCCTAGCCGCGCGCAGTTCCGTCCTAGGCGTTTGGATAGAAATAAGGAATCGGGCTTGTTGGCGATCCGCCATTTTCGAAGTACGGATTGGCCGGATCCCACTCCTGCTCGTGTATGGAATATGTGTACCTGATGTTTTGGAATCTGGCCGCAAGGAACGGCGTGAGCAAGATCAGGCGCGGGCGCTCGATCACCTCCACCTGCACGCAGGTGTGGGTGGGCGAGAGCCTGCTAAACAGGAAGCGGCCGTTGTCCAGCACCTCGAAGTAGCCGCCCGGCGCCATCCGGCTGGCCGCTGCGACCGCCTCGGCGTTCATATCGAAGTATTCCCAGTACAGACTGGGCTGGCCGTTCACGGTCATGGGCAGCATGTAGATGTCTGACTGGTAGGTGCCGACCACGCCGCCGGCGGCGATCGTCTCGGTGATCGTATCGTCGATCACGACCTCGTACTCCTTGCCCTCGATCGGCAGCATGCGCGTATTCCGCAGCCGATCGCGCATGTTGGTCTGCTCTTCGAGCGACGAGGTGCGGACGATGCCGTAGCTGGTGGGGCAGCCGCTGGTCGCGTACACGCACGGCCAGATGCTTGAGAGCGTCAGCCACGCGCCGTAGCGCATGGAGAGGGCCCATTTGACATCCAGGCCCAATTGCTCGCCCAGGCGCTCCATATTGTTGACCGCGTTCGCCAGCACGTTGTAGATCGTGCCGCCGGCGCTGTTGATGCTGGCGCCGTTGAAGTCGACCACCAGGCTATCGACCGCCGCGCACAGCACGCCCGTCCTGGCGTCGCGCTTGCCGGTCGCGATCTGCCGATCGAGGCCGTTGAACTGCTGGTAGCCCTGACTGCCGGCGGTGGTGATCGCGTTGCCGGTATACACGTTCCGGGCATAATCGCGGGCGTAGCCGTTGAACAGCTCGGCGATCTTGTACTCGTACTCGGTCTGAAACACGCGCTGCCAGTTGATCGGCCCCGGCGTCGGCACATCGCCGCCCGGCTGGCCCAGCAGCACGTTATCGCGAAACTCGCCGCGATTGATGGTCTGGCCGGCGTACTTGATGTTCAGCACCTGGCTCATCCGTCCCTGCTGGCCGAAGGGGAAGGTCTGGGTGCAGGTCTTGAAACTGCCCACGGTTGGCCAGTCGGAGCACGCGGCGGTCGGCTCGTTGCCGGTGCTGGCGAGCTGCCCGGTCAGCACCGGGTACAGCTCGTTGGTGTTGACTGACTTCTGCACCGGGATGCGGCCCGCGATGCCCTTCGGCATGATCATCGCGTTGACGATCTGCTTGTTCAGGCCGGGGTAGCCGAGTAATCCGCCGGGGCCGTGCAGCGGCGTGCCGGCGGCTGTCCCGGCGTCTTTGAGTGCGGGCGATGCCGACGCCAGCCAGTTCATCATCTGGATAGCGTCGGGTGAAAGGGCTGGCATAGCACCAGGCATAGCGTCGTCTCCTTACGTCGGTTAAGCGATCGGTTAGGTTGCGGGCGGCGGCGGCGTCCATCCGGCGAAGCTGCCGCCGGCGTCGGTGCGATAGAGCGCGGGCATCGTGCGCGCGGCGATGGCGGCGAAGGGCCGGCTGGGATCGTCAGGAACGACGGGCGCGTTCGGATCGGGCGGCGGCTGCGGACCCGCGCTCTTCAGCGCCGCGGCCACGTCGTCACTCAGAATCACGGAAGGCTGATCGCCCTCGATCTGGGCGATCTTGGTCGTCAGCTCGCTGAGCGATGCTTTGAGACTGGCCAGCTCCTGCACGCGCGCGTCGTCCTTTTGGGCCACGCCGCCGTACATGCCCTTCAGCTCGGCGTGCGCGTCGCCGATGCTCTTGACCATGTCCTGCATCTTGAGCACGGGCGCGAGCAGCGCGCCGAGCTTTTGGGCGAACTCGTCCCAGGACATATCGCCCAAATAGGCGCCCGCCATTTGCGCGGTGTCGTCGATCGGCGGCTCGCCCTCGGCTTCCTCATCCACGCCGCTGTCACCGCCCAGCGCGGGATCGTCTTCGGCGTCTAGCATCGGCGGCGCACTCGCGGCCTTGAGCGCGACCCACTGCCCCTCCTGAATAATGCCCGGCTGATTGCCCGGGCCGTAGTAGACGGTTTCAGCGGGTAGCTCGGCAGCACCTTCCGCCTCGGCGCTCTTGAGCGCGATCCGCTGCTCCGTCGCGGTCTTGACCGTTGCGACCAGCTGCGCACCAAGCGCCTGCGCCTGTTCGCGATCGAGGCCCAGGTCGGCAATGGCGGTCTTGAAGCGCCGCTCCATCTCATCCAAGCTCATGACATCCATACGGGACTCCTTTACGGCGAGGCCGGTAAATAGATTGCTGGCGCGGCCATAGCGCATCGGCACCAGACTCCGCTCAAATGTGCGCATGGCGTGGAACACCTTTGCCGCGTCGGGCTGATCGGGGGGGTAGAAGAAGCCGGGCGACAGCTCGTAGCCGTCGCTTTTTTGGGCAATCGCTTGCGCAATGTGCGCGTCGCGGAAGGTGCCGCTCTCGATCCGCGTTGGCCCGATCTGGATGCTATAATCACAGTCGCCAATATCCAGTCCCGGCCCCCACGGTCGCTCCAACTCGAACGGATCAGGCTGCCCAACATGCCAGTAACGCAGCGGGCCGAACTGCTTCGTCGCCATCATGCGCTGGCTGTCGGCATCCAGCGTGGCCGCGCTGATAATTTCGTCGTCGCGGTCGCGGTAGGCCGTGGTCGAGCGCGCGATCCAGCGATGCTGGCCAGCGTGATCTTTGAAGACGACAAACGACTTGGTGCGCCAGTCCTCCGGCAGCGCGTCCGTGGCCCCGATCGCTTTCGCACGTCGGATAATCCCGCGCTTCACCGCGGCCTTGTCGTGTTTCGTGCGGCCCAGACTGCGCACGGCGTCTTTGACATCCTGCGCCGTTTTGATGGGAAAGCTGCGATCGGGCCCCGCAAAAATGCTGTCGTCGAGCTTGCTGCGCTTGATGCCGCCGTAGGTTTCAGCCTTGAGTCGCCACATCGTGCCGTCGTCTTCGGCCATCCCCGCGTCGGTGAGTTGATTACGCTGGGCCTGGGTGAGCTTCGCGCCGCCTTGCGCCTGGCGCTTCAACCGATCGAGCACGCGCTGCTGTTTGGCCTGGCGATCGGCCGCGGCCGCAGCGCGGCGCGCTTCCACCTGGCGCCTGCGCTCCGCCGTGGCCTGCTGACGACTCGCGCGCGCCGCATCTCGCGCCTCCTGCCGAGCCGATCGCGCTATGTCGGCGG